TCGACTCGAGCCGGGCGAACAACTGAAATGGTCGTCGGTCATTGATCCGCGTACCGGTCAACTACTCAATCACGATACGATCGCCAATGAGACCTCAAGACGCCGACAAGCGCGGATAGCCGCTGTTGATGAGATTGTGGCCGAGAGGGCCAATCTGGCGCAGCAAGTCGCCACGTTTGGCTACCTACCGCCGGAACAGCCGCCGCCAGACGCAATCGTCATCGGTCCAATGCCGCCGATGGCTCCACCTGGTATACCGCCGGTATCGGTCCAGCCAACATCGCATCCGCGCGCCGATCATCGCATACCAGCACCGCCAGCGGAAACACCTCCGCCAGCAACCCCGACATTGCCAGAACCTAAAGCAAAAATGTGGAGGGCTCCAAAAATCCGGATGGCGCAAAAGTTCGTTCAGAAGCCAAAACCAAAACCGCAACCAAAGAAAATAACAAAAAAGAAACCGGGCAAAACGATCAAAAAAAATCCACCCAAAAAGCGAAAGAAGTAGTATCCGGTTGACAATAACGAAATCGAGGTTGTATCTTATAAACATGGCCACAAAGTTTTTCGTTACCATTGTTGAAAGTTCCGGATCGTCTAACCGCATGGTTGTCGATCGTGAGAACGGTATCATCCGTGGAGTCAAGGTTCTTGGACTCATCAGCGATAACGGACGACAATATTTGCCATCCGCCGTTAAAGCCGCGCAAAAGATGTACGAAGGCGTCAAAGTTAATATCGATCATCCAGCGCACGCCGACGATTCACGTAGTGCTACCGATCGATTTGGAAAGCTAATCAATATTCATTTTGTCGAGGGCGAAGGCCTTTACGGCGATCTTGAATTCTTGACGACTCATCCGATGGCCGCTCGAATCTGCGAAGCCGCCGAACGCATGCCAGACGCTTTTGGCCTATCACATAACGCTCAAGGCGAAGGCGACGAAAAAGACGGTATTTTTGTAGTTTCAAAGATTGTGGAAGTCCGTCATGTTGATGTTGTGGCTGATCCGGCGACAACAAAATCACTAAGCGAAAGCATCAAAAAGGAGCCCGCAATGGAACCTGAGAAGAAGATGGAAACCGACATGGCACCAGAGCCAAAGAAAACCATGGAGGCTGACAACGCTGAATTTGGCGCTAAAGCCGCTGAAATCATCGGTGGTGAAGGCGATACCTCAAGCAAGGTAAAAGCCCTGGTGGAACTTGTTCACGCCATGTACGGCGCGGAATCCGACAAAACCGCCGTCGATGAGGAGGAAGCCGTTCCTTCCGAAGATCCTTCCGAAGAGGTCGAAAAGAAGGCCATGGAAGCCGATGGTTATGAAGCCGATGCCGAAAAGAAAGACGAGAAGAGCGACAAAAAGTCCATGGAAAGCCGTGCATATGTCGCCAAGCTTGTCCACGAGGCGGGCATCACGCTAACAGAATCGCTTGTTTCTGATTTGGCTTTGTTGCCAAAGGAAGCGGCTCAACGACAGATCCGTAGGATTGCATTGGCTCAAAAGTCAAGCAAGCCAAAATCATCCGGCTACATTGCTCCAATCGCGGAATCAAAGATTCCCGCTGGATCCGATATGTTCGCATGGTTGCGTTCCTAACATAATTATTTAAGGAGTTTTGAAATGGGATCGACTTTTGGCGGATCTAGGTTTGTTCTCCCCGGACCGGTCACCACGACCGTCCTTAACGTGCCAGCCAGCACGACTATATCTATTGGCGATATGTTGTACTGGAACGGTACCGCCGCAGTTCCACTGTCAGCCGCTACCGGATCTGGTACCGCGTTGATTGATCAGGCCACGATCGCCGCATCATTCGTCGGCGTATCGCAACAAGGCCGTATCGCGGCTCAAACATCAACCGGATATCCGGATTATCCACTTAACGGTATCGTGATCGGCACTGATGTTATTTATGAGGCCGCTTGCACATCAGCCACGTTTGAATGTGGCGATCTTGTGGGCATTGTTTCCGCCGCCGCTGGCGCTGTTGGCGACATTAGCGATCAATCGGTTGTGGCTGTTTCTCAGTCCAATCTTGCGATCGGTTATGTTATTCAGAAATACTCCAGCGCGACAACCACTGTTCGCGTTCGGTTGCTAGGCAAAAATCAAATTGCTTTTGCTAATCCTTCGGCGCGCGAAGTCGGCAATGGTCAAATTGTTGGACCAGGCACTTTGGCCGCTGCCGCTGATACCACGCTCACCGTGGGCTCGGCATCAATTCAAGTTGGCACTCCAACCGCTACCCGCGTTGTGACATTGCCAGCGGTTGCCAGTTCCAAAGGTTTGATTTTTTACATCGTGAATACCGCCGCCGCTACTTATGCTTTTACGGTAAAAAATGCTGGCGCAACGACCATCGGATCGGTTGCAGCTACAAAAACCGGTATCTTTTTCTGCGATGGAACCGCATGGTACGCGACAATCGGATCGTAACAACAAAATCACAAGGGGGAATTTGAAATGATTAATGTTATCAAGATGCGCGACTTGTTCGAGTCGCGAGTTAAGCAAAGTAATGGCCGCTGGCGTTTTCTAACAGAAATGCGTCAAGGCCTTGGCTTGTGCGACGCCAACGGTTCCGATCATCGAGACATGGCTGGCAACCGCGTCCTCAAGGATCGCCATCTGCGCGCCGAAAACTTCAGCCTTGCCGAATTGGCCGAAGCTATCGTTGGCCCAACGTGGCGCACTTTGTTCAACCCAGATAGCCGGGAAATGGGCCGCTACACCACGGCTCGATCGCTGATTGAAGCTGGTGCCGATAGCCGATCACTGGTTGAATCCGCTGGTATCGGCGTTGATCCTACGGCGTTTTTGAATATCAATACGTTCACCTCGGTTGTGGGCGGATTGGTCGAGGTTAAAATCCTCGAGGCGTTCAAGAATCCAGTTTTCATCGGCGACACAATTTGTCCAGCCGAACCGACAAAATTGAACGGTCAAAAAATTATTGGCGTCAATCGCATTGGCGATAAAGCCAAAAAGCGTTTGCCTGGTGAATCGCATGTACGCGCTCAATTCAATGAGCGTTGGGTAACGACTCCAGAAACGCGCGAAAATGCGTTGGCCGTTGACGTGTATAAGGAAACTGTGTTTTTTGACCTTACCGGCGATATTCTCAATGTCGCGTCTAGCGTTGGCGAAGAACTTGGCTATCGTCGTGAACTGGAAATTTTAGGGCTTGTGGTAGGCGCTCAGAATAGCTTCAACTATTCTGGAACCGCATACAACACCTATTCCAGCACCTTGAACGCTATTGGCTACCTCAATGATCTGTCTAATCCGCTTACGGATTGGACCGCTCTTCAAGCCGACATGCTGAAATTTGCGCGTATGCAGGATCCATATACCGGCAAGCGCATCCTGATCACTCCGGATACGATTTTGGTGAATCCAGCCAAAATCGCAACCGCAAATTTGATCATCGCCGCTACCAGCACCGAACGCCGAACCGGTTCTGGCGCCTCAACCCCACAAACGACCAGCAATCCGCTCAATGTTAGCGTGACTGGTTCCAACCCTTACTCCGGTCAATTCCAGATTCTTTCAATCCCATTGCTTGAACAGGTTTGTATTGCGGCCGCAGTTGATGGCGGTTTGGCTCTTAGCCAGGCTAACGCCGACGAATATTGGTGGATGCTCCAATCGGGCAAGTCGTTCCGCTACATGCAGAACTACCCGCTATCGGTTGCCCAAAGCGCACCTAACCAGTATGAAATGCTCGATAAGGGCATTGTCGCAAGCTACTTTGCAAACGAACGCGGTATTCCTAGCGTGTGGAGCCCCTGGCACATTGTTCGTAACACCAACTGATTCTTGTAACAAAAATGGAGTGACCTGATGTCAAAATTAAGTGGCATCACGCAAAAGCCTGCCACAGCGCAGGCTTTTGGCGTGTTCAAAGTAAGTTACCCACTTTGTCCGACATTGCACGTCGAGGCAAGAGACGAAAACGACGCGGCTCAAAAGTACCGCGATTATTATGACCTTCACCGATGCCGGAATCCAAAAGTGGAGCGCGCTAATGGCGGCCATTGACGATTTAAACACGGCGATCAATCAGATCGCCGCGACAATCAAGGATATCACGCTTAATCCTAAACCGGATTATAGCGTGAATGGCCAATCCGTATCGTGGGCATCATATTTGTCAATGCTCACCGATCAAATAACAAAACTACAACAAGCGCAACAAAGCCTTGCTGGACCGTATCAGCGGATCTCAAGGATGCGTCCATGAACACCGCTATCATCTCTACCACTGGCAACGCTAGCACCGTAGTAATTACCGGTGTGGTAGGAAAGCGAATCCGAGTGTTAGCGTATACGTTTAACTCTTCAACGGCTGCTGAGGCGCAATGGTTTTCCGCAACCACGGCAATCAGTGGCAAAATGCACATGGCCGCTAACGGAAACATCGCAACACATCTTGGCTATAATTGGCCGTCCGGTGGATTGCCTGTTTTGCAAACTGTTGCGGGAGAAGATCTGATCCTGACGACTACTAACACCGCTGGAATAATTGGTGGTCACTTAACTTACGTTATGGTTGCCGTTTAATGGCCTCAATTGGCGTTGGCGTGGCGCAAGCGTTAGCACGTAGTGCTGGAGGTCCCACACGCGGTTTAACACGCTTGCAGGCGCAAAATCTGGTGCGCGCGGCCGCATTTTTTATCGAGGAACACAAGCGCCGATTAAGTAAGCCCGTTGGCGCAATCCGCGTGAATCGATTGCGTCGTGATGGCTCGACAAAAACTGTGCAGGTCGTGCAACGATCAATGCCAGGGGAATACCCGCGCAAGGATACGGGCAACCTGCAAAACAATATTGCGATGACAAAAAAGTCAATCGAAGATATTATGCGGGAAGGCAAGATCCGCGTAGGGTTGCGCAAAAGAGCTTTCTATGGCGCATACCTTGAAGTCGTTTACGCTCGATTAGGATTGAGCCAGACATTGCGTGATCTAATGCCACAACTGGCGGCACTTTCGGGACTGCCATTACGGTATAATGTAATTAGATTAGGAGATGTTTAATTATGAAATTTGCAGCCATCAACGCAAGCGCCAGCGGAAGTAACGCAATTGTTGCAGCCGTTACCGGTAAACGAATTCGAGTCGTTTCCTATGTGATTGTTGCAGCGGGTGCCGTTACGGCAACATGGCAATCGGCATCGACGGCATTATCGGGACCGATGAGTCTTGCGGCTTCTGGCGGCGCGTCAGCGTCAATCGGAATCATGGCTCCCGGCGGCGCGTATGGCCTATTTCAAACGGAATCCGGCGAAGCTCTCAACCTAAGCTTAGGCGGAGCTGTAAACGTAGCCGGTCATTTGTGTTATTTGGAAATCAGCGTATAATTAGCATATAATTGGAGGAATTGTTATGGCGGATATTATATGAGTTTGCCTTTGCTAGGAGTTGGCGCTTCGGCACCAACAACAACATTTTCTCCTTCCAGCATAGGCGGCTTGCAGCTATGGCTGGATGCCAGCGATGCAAGCACACTTTTTCAGAACAGCAACGGCACTACGGCAGCCTCGGCGGATGGCGATCCGGTTGGGTATTGGGGCGATAAGAGCGGT